TCTTCAACATCAAAGAAATCCTTTTCACCTAACTCTCTATAACCACCAGAGAATGACTTAATAAGGCCTGGATATGTGGACTTAATCATCCTTTCAATTCTTGCATCCTCTACCACATTTACATAAGAACTAGGTAGACTCTCATCAATCAAATCATTTGGTGTATAAAGAGCATGACCAACTTCATGTCCTACAAGCATATCGTAGACACTTTCAGAAGCTTCCCATATAGGTAAGGTCAAAACCCTATTGACAACATCAAATGAAGCTGTCTCTACATTAGCATGTTCTACTACTAGATTCTCAGTAGCGAGTAGTTTAGCAAGATTGGTTTTAACCCCTTGATTCATAAGTCCTCGTTTGTATATGGCTATAATACCGCCAAATCGCTACCTAGTCAAGGGCTTCATTGATAAGGATTACTTATATAACCTGAACCTTACTAAAATTCTTCACCTTATCGAACTTCAAAACCCTGTCAAACTTGTCATGTAGGACTTCGCTCTTATGGGATATGACAAAAATATTAGTGTCTGGCTGGCCACCTCTAATGATCCTAAGAAACTCATCCGTACCAGCTACATCAAGTGAAGAATCAAATACCTCATCTAGAATTAACAGATTAGTATTTGCTGAGTTTTTCATCTTAGCAATAGATCTCCATGTAAACATGAGAGCTAAATCAATCCTCATCTTCTCACCTTCACTAAATGAAGAATATGTAAAGTCATCTCTATATCTAGATTTTATACTCTCGTTAAACTCTTCATCTAAAGTAAAATTAACATAGAAATCTAAATCCTTAAGATACTTATTGATTAACTTATTCATTACAGGTAGATACTTCTTAATGATATGACCTTTAATACCTGTATCTTTAAGAAGACTAGTAACTAAAGCATAGTTTTCATTCTTCTTTTTAAGTTCTTTATTTCTTTTATGAAGAGACATACCCTTGGTAGCTATCTCTGTTAATTTCTTTCTCTCACAATCTACATCATTTGTATTACTTCTAAGATCATCAATCTCTCCTTGAATCTCTCTAATAATATTACTATTCTTTCTCATTTCACTCAACCTTGTTTTAACTTCAAAGTTATAAGTTGATACTTTAGAATTATTATCTGCAATCATTTCCAGATCTTTATTCAAGCACATTATCTCATCACTTAATTCTTCCAAGTAACCTTCAGAAGCATTAATAGTTGCTTGACTTTCTTCTATATGAAAATCCTTTAATTCTTTAGTTAAAGATTGAGTACACTTTGGACACTCATCATGTGTCTCAAAGAATGTTTTCTCTTTCTCTGTTCTCTTAATTAGATTAGTATTGGTAGTGATTCTCTTCTCTACTGCCTTAATATCCTTTAGTATTTTTGTATTATCTAAATCTGTAAAGGTATCAATTTTTTTCTGAAACTCATCAATAATCTTTTCTAACTCTTCATTCTTACCTTCAAACTTAGTAATAGTATCTTCTTTCTGCTGAACCGTCTTCATTGCAGTCTTCTCTAATCTCTTAAGATGTTCTTGTTGCATCTCTGCTTTCTCTTTTAAGAAATCAACCTCTTTACTATTATCTCTATATTCTTCTGCAGCTACTTTAACACGATCTTTAAGTAGAACATTCATTGTAGAAAATATACGAATGTCTAAAAGATCTTCTATGATCTCTCTACGATTAGGAGCAGACAGTTGCATAAAAGGCACAAAGGAGGCACTACCTAATATAACAATTTGAGTAAATGATTTATAATTTAACTTTAAGATATTTTGTTCTAGATGCTTCTGTTGATCATTGACATGAGAATCCTGATTCTGCATCTTATCATTCATCCAAATCTCAAATAGACTTGGTTTCATACCACGAATAACTTTATACTTATTTCTACCTATACTAAATTGTACTTCAACTACACAATCCTTTTCATTAATACTATTGATAAGTTGTGATTTATTTACTTTCCTAAAAGACTTATTAAACAAAGCAAATATAATTGCTTCTATTATAGTACTCTTACCAGCACCATTCTGACCTACTATTAAAGTAGTATCATTATCTGATAGATTGATTTTAATTGGAGTATTACCAGATGCTAGGAAATTTTTATAACTAATATTCTCAAATAAAATCATGTTTAAAATTACTCATTGGAATTACAAAGTCATCTGGTGAAACTATAGTATAGTTGTAACCAAAATTTTCACAAGCAGCTATTGCCTGTTCAGCCTCAATTTCATAAACTCTCATGTTAGGACATCCATCTGCATCTAACAATTCAACATATCGTTGAGCATCATCTCGCTCCTCAAAAATCTGGAGAATCCTAGTACCATCTTTCTTCTCGACAGCATAGGCTCCATCATTTTCCTTATCCTTAATAGTGAGAATGAACATTACTGTGCCTCACAAGCTTCTAAGTAAATGGACTTCATTATACTCTTCAATTCTGGCTTGTCAAGCCCATCATCCATCTGTTCTATATACTTATTTAGAATTGTTAACGTATCTTCATGCTCTACACCTTCCACCTCATCCTGATCCATTACAGTATCATCGATAATCTTTAAATCATGGATACCAGCATCATATAATCTTTCAACTATTCTATCAAGCCAAATTGAATTCTTTTTATTAACAACAATTAGTTTTACATAACAATCCTTATATTCTGAAGGATTAAAATTCTCATTATCCCATCTCCCTTCATCATAGAATATTTTTTTAAATATACTATAGGGATTTTCAATAAACTTTAGGTTTAATGTAGATGGTTCAAATAAATGAAACCCTCTCTTAGAGCCACAATCATTCCAAAACATTTCATAAGGATTACCAAGATATTTCACATTCCCCTTCTCAGATGGAAAATGAAAATGTCCTGAATATACTCTTTTAAATTTTGAAAATACTTTTCTATCCCAACCACCTTGAAAGAAATGGCCTGGAATGGCAGCAAAACCATTCAGTTCTAAATGTCCACAAAGTATTTCTGAATCTGTTGTATTCAAATGTTTTCTAACATGATCTTCATTCTCAGAATTAATCCAAGGAAGCATTGTAATTTTTGTTCCTTCTAATTCTATATCAGTTACTTCATGATAGGTATGAATATTATCAAAACTATCTAATAATAAATCTGGAGTATTTACTTTATTAGTATTCTTATAATATGCAGTATGATTTCCAACTAGCATATGAATCTCAATACCCATATCAGCAAGCACTTGAAAATATCTGGTCTTGATTCTATGCCAAGAATTAAGATCCATAGATTTCCTATTATCGAAAGTATCACCAAGATCTATGATAGTTTTAATCTTACGTTTCTTTAACGTAGGAAAAAATACATTATCATAGAACTTCATAAAAAACTCCCAGAAAGCCTGAGAGTTTTTTCTACCATCTAGATGCTGATCAGTGATCAGTGCTAATGTCATAACGTAATGGGATCATCATTTCCAGTGTTTATAGTGATGTGATCACTACCCATCCCTGATGAAAGAATAGATCCTTCACCCACTGTCACAGTACCTTCAGTTGTATTGATTTCTATCTTCTCTGGAAATACACCAGGTCCAAAATCAGATACATCAGCTCCAGGCACACCACTTCCTGTAATAACTACAGGCATTTGTTCTGTTGGTTTGTGATCTTTCATACCACCATGATTACCATCATGGGGAAGTTTACCAAAGGCTAAGTATTCAACAGCTTGAATAGATCCTTCTAATCTTTCCAAATCTGTATTTAACTTTAACCATCTTTCATGTGCTTGTCTTACCGTTTCCTGTTCCTCTTCGAGTTGGACAACTCTTTTAGTAAATCGTTGTAGCAACTGCTCATAGTTTTCTGTTGGTTTCATAACATTCTCCTCTGGTTCTAGGTTTCCATGTTTCATCTATTACGAATCTCTAATGTTTCCTTGATGCTATTCATGTCTGAAGCGTTGTAACCAACTGCGCTGGTATCAGCACTAAAGACTTCATCAAATCCAGACTTTTCCAACAATTTATTCTTTATATCCAACTGCTTCTTTTCCTTTTGAATACGCCTTAAAAAAGCGTAATAAATGATTTGTGTAAAATAAGCAAATGGATTAGTAGACTTTGATGGATCAAAGTTGTCGATATACTGTAAGCAATTTTCAATACCATCACATATCATATCGTCTTTGAACATATAGTTAACAAAGTTAGGTCGATATGATAGATGAGTAGCAATTTTTAAAAAGCATTCACCAATATAATCTGGCACTTTTGGATGTGGTTTACCCTCATCCGCACATGCGTGAACTTCCTTACGATAAATGACTAGAGCTTCTAGAAACTCTTTGTTATTAACATAATGTTCCTTTTTCTTAGCCATATATTTTAGGTTGTCTAGAGTATATTATACTATAAAAGTACAACAAGTGCAAGTGGGGCCACTTGACAAATGTTCAAAAGTTATTTAGACTAACTCTGCCAGGGTTCAGGAAAAGTTCTAGCTATTTAATTTAAATATCTTTTCTAAATTATCTCGAGCATCTTCAACATTACCTAGATTACCATCTTCCTTATCAAGGTTTACTTGATTAGTTTTATTATTTCCTGTAGCATTATAATATTTTCTTAGTGTTGAATTATATAATCTTCTAATTCTGTCCTCGCACTCGGACACGGCATAAACTTTATCGTTATTTAAAAAACAAACTTCATCCTTGGAAAATTTCATCCACGGAATTAAATCTACTTTAAACATATCTCCTTGAGGAGTATTAATAACATGAGACTTTACAAGGAAAGGGCTATCTACTACAAACCCACCTTCCTGTTCTCTCACTAGTATTTTACCAATGAGTTCCTCACCACCTATGAGTTTGACCATTCCTGTGAATTCTTGTCTTGGTTCTTCGTTACTCATCTTTCCGAAAATTAACTGGAATAATTTCATAATTAAATTTTTCTTGTGAATAAATTTTTATCCTCTCAATCAAATGATTTAATGTATAGTTCTTTGTATCTCCATCACTAAAATCATCAGCGATATCATAGAGTGTAGCGGTTATTTTGTCATCTCCTTTTCTAAGGACTCTACCGATGGACTGGAGATTTCTAATTCTGGACTTACTGGGGCTTGCGAAGATGACGTTGTGCAAGCGCTTAATGTTAATACCAGTACTGAAAGTACCATAAGACGCAACGATGATAGCATTTTCTTCTTTCTCCGTGATATATCGAACATACTCTCTTTCATCAGCAGCTACACCACCGAAAATAAAGAAAACCTTACGATTTTTTTGTACACTACTATTTATTAATTCATAAAGTGGCTGACCGTGCTTCTCTACCCTAGCAAACAGTATAAGAGTATTACCATTTTGACTTACCGCAAGATTTTTAATAAAGTTATTTCTTTTTTCTAAAGCACAAATATGTTCAATCTCATCATTGTATGTATCAAATGATTCTTTCTTATGTTGTAATAAAAGAATATTAATTTTTAATGTAGATAGGTATCCCTTATCAATAAGATTTTTAGTCCTAACCACTTTATCAACTGTACCAAACAATCCTTCAAGAACTAACTTATTAACATTAGATCCATCTAATGTACCAGTAAAACCTATTCTATGTTTACAGTTATGCAACTTAGTCATAATACTGGTAAGAGATTTTGCTTTGAACTGATGTGCTTCATCTCCTATAACACAATCAAATCTAGCAAACCACTTCTTTGGCATTTTATATATTGATTGCCAAGTTGTTACTACTACTGGTTTAGCTGATATCTTATCTTCTCCTGCATATATTTTATGACAATAATCTTTTGGGTTCCACCCATAATCGCTAAAGTCTCCAACTAACTGTTCTACTAGAGAAGTAGTAGGTACTACAATTAATACTTGTGATTTATTATGAAGAAACCATCTAACAATACAATATATCATTAAAGACTTACCACTTGCAGTAGGTGATAATAATAATTTACGATTCCATCTTAATGCTTTATAAATTGCTGCAAGTTGATAATCTCTTACCTGTAAAGGTATCTTTAAACTTTTTACAAACTCATGAATTGCTCCTGGCGTTATAGCACTGTTCTTTTCATTTGGAGAACCATAATCTTCATCTTCTATATCAATATAAGAATATCCTCTATTGTCTAACCAATCAGTTAAGTAACCATATAATCCACAATAAATTTGTCCATTAGCAGGACTGAATAATTTTATCTTACCATCCCATATCCTCTTTTTATATTGAGGCATAAATTTTGCGCCAGGCACATCGAAACTAAAATATTCCGATAACTCATATTTTATATGAGTCTCACAATCCACTGAAAGATATACTTCATTCTTTTTTTGGATCTTGACCTGTGACATTAGACACTACCTTGCATGAATTTTTGCCATTCAATGCTATTCTTAATCTGGAATGTTCTATTGTTTAATTGTTGGATAATCTTTTCCAGTAAGAAAATCATTTCCTCATAGTAATTTATACGAGTTACTACAATTTGTATTTCCTTATCTGATTCTATGTACATCGGAACATCTTGTTTTAATACTTTTAAATCAAAAGGATGTTCTTGATATACAGATTCATCTGCTTTACCAGTATAATATTCAAACTTTTCTCTAATTAAAAGTTTGTACTCTTGTTCCTTTCTAATTTTTAAACATCTAATATCACTTAGATAATTTAAATACTTAGAATGAAGTTGAGGGATCTTTGTTGATTCATTATCTAGAAGATCATTATCAATGCGGCTATCATCAGCCCATTGGGCCTTAATATCATCAAGTTGTATCATAAAAAATTAAGTCAGAATTTGATCAAATGGTGTAATCCAGTCTTCGTTTTGGTTTTGTACAGTAATAACATCCATATTCCTAGCTTGTAGTTTGGAGATTAATAGATCATAAGATGCTTGAACAGTTTGCATAGTCATACTACCAGAAATATCAACAAATATTGCTATCTTAGCACCATCTGGTAATTTATCTAGGCCACATATAGTATACCAATCAGATGCATTTGATGAAACACCATTATCACGATTGACATCAATAGGTCCAAAAGTTTTATCTATAAAGTTTT